GCTCGCTTCGTGCTTTCGCACGAATCGGCAGGGGGGTTGAAACGAAAAAGGGGGTCCAGTGCGCGGCTCGAAACCGAAACCGACAGCCAAAAAAATCCTCGAAGGGAACCCCGGCAGGCGTCCCTTGAACGCGCAGGAACCCCTTTTGCCTGCCGCGACGAGCGACGACGTGCCGCCGGAACTGGCCGACGATCCCGTGGCCAGTCTCGAGTGGCGGCGACTGCTGCCGTTGCTGCAGCGAGCGCACGCGATCACGCTGGGCGATCTCGGATCGTTGATCGCGCTCTGTCAGCAGTGGTCGCGCTACCAGTCGGCGCACAAGCAAGTGCAGATCGATGGCATGGTGGTGAAGTCCGCGAACGGCTACGCGATTCCGAACGCGTTGATCGGCGTGTCCAACAAGGCGCTGGGGAATTGTCTGCGACTCTGGGCAGAGCTGGGACTCACGCCGTCGTCGCGCAGCCGCGTGACCACGACTCCGGGCGCGTCGTTGCCGGATGATCCGTTCGCAGAATTCGATCAACCGACCGGGGCGCACTGATGATCCTCGAAATCTACAAGGACAGCCACGGCCAGAAGGGTCACTGCCGGTCGTGTCACGCGCCGATTGAGTGGGCCGAGTTGACCAGCGGCAAGCGGATGCCGTTCAACTTTCCGATTGTGGTGTCGCGCACGGACGCGCCGGTCTATCGCGGTGCACGCGTGATCGAGCGCGTCGATACGCTGTTCAACAAAACGCATTTCGCGACGTGTCCGCAGGCGCAGGACTGGAGACGGAACAAATGACGAACGACACGAACCTGGCCGCAGCGTTTTGCGCGTGCGGGGCGCAGTGGCACGGCTACGTGGTGGAACGTGCCGCCGCAATCATCGAGGCGCACCGATCACGCTGGGATCGCGGCGGCGAGTGCGGCCAGATCTCGCACGCGGTGTATGCGCGGCGATTCCGATGCTTGTGTTTGGCGTGCAGCGCGGAGCGGCTCGCGCACCGCCGCGCAGCGCGACGGCGGATGAGGCGCTGACATGGACATGGACACCGACGTCATCGCGGAAGTGATCGCGGAGATCCGGCGCGTGGAAGCGATCCGGGATCGGGCGCTGACCGACGAGGAAGTCCGCACGCTGAAGGCTGGCGCGTTTTTCCGACGCGTGGCCCCCGATTGGTTTGACGACGAGGAATCCGATGCCAGCGCGAACAGAGCGCCCCGTTGATACGCCGTGGCTAACGCCGCGTGAAGCCGCCGCCCGTGCCAAGGTAGGACCGCAGACCGTGTATGACGCGGTGCGGTCGGGGCGGTTGAAAGCCGCTCGACTCGGTGGCCGCAACGACATCCGGATCCATGTGGACTGGCTCGACGCGTGGATCGGCGCGGCGGTCATCGTCAACCCCGACGCGCCGGGGGACACGGTCGCGGCCTTCCGCAAACGGCGAAATCCCTAAGCATATCGGCCTGATTAGGTAAGCATATGCTTGTATGCTATCATCTCTCTGTCGGCTGGATTCCCCGGCCGCAGTGAAAGGCAGAGAGCACATGGCAGCAACAGAGCGACACACCCCGACATGGCGCGACGAATTCCCCGATTACTACGCCGTCCCCGACGTCATCGCCACCGATCCCCAGCTCGACGACATGTCGTGGCACAACGACGTATGTCCCAGCTTCACGGCGAAGGGCTACGACAGCAGCAACGACCGCCCCGACGTGCGGTTATGGGTGGCCGCGCTCAAGATCGAGGATCGCGAGTTTCCCGAACAGCCGCGCCTGATGGTGTCGGACGGCGAGATTGTGATCCGCACGTGGGACGACGACACCGACGCGGGGCAGGCCGTCGAGCTGCTGCGCGACGTGTGCCGCAAGGCGACGGCCGGTGAGCTGACGCTCGCGGCCACGCTGCAGTACCTGACGGACGAGGCGCTGCTCACGTTTGGACGCACGACGCGGCGTTTCAACCCCGACGAGAACGAAGCCGCGATCTACTGGGCGGAACTGCAGCGCCGGGGACTCGGTCAGGACTGGTCAACCGACGCCATCGTGTCGCGCATGAAGGTGCAGATCGCGGCCGACATCGAGTCGGGCGTGCTCCCCGCCACGGTCGCGTCGTTTCAGGATCTGCACGACTACGTGGACGCCAACGAGTACGGCGACTTGTGCACGCCGGAATGCCCCTTTGACGCTGGCGACGACGCCGACGCAGGCAAAGTGAACGCCGCGCAGGACGCCATCGACCAGTGGCTGAAAGGCGGTCGGCAGTGATCATCACCCTGACGCTGATCGCGATTGCGATCCTGTTGCTCGTCCTCGTCCTCGCCAACGACAAAGCGAAGTCCGCCCTGCTCACGACGCTGGCCGTCGTCGGCATGGTGATCGGGCTGGCGGTGTTCGGCTACCTCGTGCAGAGCGTGGTGGGTCAGTAATGGCGATCAAAATGACTCGCGTCGAGCGCCTGTACTTCGACCTCGATCACCTCGACAACGCGGAGCACATCATCACGCAGACGATCAAGGCGGCGGCGGACGATATCGCGGCGAGTGCCGCGAACGATCCCGACAGCCGGATGCAACGGCGCACGGTGCTGGCCGATTGCGCGTTCGATCTGCGGATGGCCGTGGGCAAGGGGGCGAAATGAAGCGCGCCCGACGTATCGCCCACGAAGTCGCGGAAGCCTCGCGAGCGAAGGTGCAGGGGACCAAACCCCGCGATCCTCGCGAGCTGGTCGCGACCGCCCGAACCCTAGAGCGATGGCTCGCGAAGCGCCGGAAGGTCCGCAAGGAACTGCGCTTCATCGACCAGCAGATCAAGCACGAGCGGAAAATGCTCAAGGCGCTGGCCGGGGTCAACTTCGACGACAACAACGGGGGTGCACTGTGAGCGCCCCCGCTGTCCGTCGCCGCTCGTTCGAATTCAGCGCCACTGATCAGACGACCGCGAAGCGGTACCTGCTCAGTGGGATCCCCCCAGCGTTCTGGACCGCCGTCCGCGCCCGTGCACGGCGCGACGGTGTCGCCGTTCGCACGCTGATCCTCACCCTGCTGCGGCGACACCTCGACGACGAGACGCCGCCGCAGGTGTACGCCGCCGCGCCGGACTTGCTCGCCGCCGTGCGTGCGGCGGCGGCGGACCTCGACGCGTCGATCCACGGCGCGAAACCCCCGATCCACCCGATCAGGCTGGCGGCGATCTACCGTGTCGCCCTTCACAAGGCTGGTGAGTAGTCATGGCAACGAGCGATACGACAACGTGGAAGCGATGCGCGTGCGGTGAAGCACGGTGGAACAAGTGCCGCCACCCGTGGTACATGGTCAAGTTCGTCTGGGGGACGACGCCGGACGGCACGCCGAAGGGCCACGAGTGCCAGATCAACCGCTGGGCGTTCCTATGCCTGAAGGAAACGATCACGACACGCACGAGGGCCGCCGAAGTCGTGGAGATCATTCGCACGCGGATCCGCGACGGCTCGTACCTCACGGCCAAGGAATTCAAATCCCGGCCCGTTGAAAAAGTGGTGGTCCAGGACGCGCCCGAAAAAAATCTCGCGCAGCTCGTCGCGGACTTCGACGAGCACGAACTGAAACGGAAGTCGGTCAAGAACTGCAGCCTCAACGTGCAGCGCGATCACCGGTCCCGGCTGACGCGCCTCGTCGAGTATGAGGACTACGGTACCCGTCTGGTCGCGGCGATTAACGCCGACGCGTTGATCGACTTCAAACAGGACGAGCTGGACGAGCTGTCCACGTCCTCGTGGCGGCAGTACTACGGGATCTATCTGCGCCTGTTTCACTTCGCGAGGCGGGAGGGGCTAATCACGGTGCACCCGCTCGACAAGCTCAAAATGGCGACGTGGCAGTGGGACGAGCTACGACGACAGAAGGATCAGCCGCGCACGCAGCGGCTCAAGGTCGGGCAGCAGGCCAAGCTGCTCCACGCCGCCCTGATCGTCGCGCACTCCAAACGGGTGACCGGCGGCAAGGGCAGCGGGGGCGCGTCGGCGCAGAGCGTGCGCTTTGCCGCGCAGCGGATGCACGACTTGATTCTGGGGGCGCTCGAAACCGGCGGACGCCGGGGCGAGCTGCTGGCGCTCCGGTGGATGGACGTCGCGTCCGGTCCCCAGCTGACGCCGAAGGACGAAGTGACCTTCGCCGCACGGGAAACGGGCGCGGCGAAAAAGGGGATCGGCCGGGGGCGGGACGTCCCCATGACCGACGACTACCGGGAAGTGCTGTTGCGGCGGCGGATCAACAAGCTGACCGGCCAGCCCTACCGCCTGACCGACTACGTGTACGGCATGGAGACGGGCGCACGGATCGAGTGCAACAACGCGATTGCGCTGGGGTGGAAACGCACCGTCGTGATCAGCGAAGGCCACACGCCCGAAATCATGGACGGGGGGATGCTCGCGCCAGCGTCGGCGGCGATCTACCGCCACGCCGATCTGCACTTTCACGACCTCAGGCGGGAGTGCGCGTCGAGGTGGCTGGCGCTGGGGGTGAACATCAAAACGATTTCGGTCCTGCTGGGCCACGAGAGCACCCAGACGACCGAGATCTACCTGAACGTGCGAGCGTCGTCAGCCAAGGCTGAGATCAAAGCGTTCGAAGCGAAGCGCCGGGAACTGGAAGCCGCAGCGGCGGCGGCGGGGTCTGAGCACGGCAAACGTTCGACAAACGACCGGACGCCAGACCCCACGCCGACACGTCCGCGCCTGATCAAGGGCCGCAAGTCTGGTGATCTCAAGTAGTTGTAGACTACACTCCGCAAGCGTGGCGTGTCGAAGTTGCCTGCCACGAGGGCAAGGATCAGCGGGGGGCAGACTATCGCTCCCCGTCGTAACACGCAGAATCAGGCCGTTTTCGTCTCGACACGATAGGAACCTTCTTACACCGTCTCAGCCTGTTTGCTCCCGCCGCACGACAAACGTTCGACAAACGATCCACGACCACGACCATACCAGCGCCTCTCTGACGCGTCGAGGCGTCCGACGATCAGACACCGGACACGAACACCGTTCGTGTCACCACGGGCCAGCCAGCCAGCGGACGGCCCCGTCTGAGGCATCGCCGCCGTGAACGTGATCGACCGGTACGCCGCCGACGTGGTGACCGGGAAGATCCCCGCCGGGAAGTACCACCGGCTGGCCTGCGTCCGCCACCAACGCGACCGGGACCGGGAAGGCTCGCGGCGGTTCCCCTACCGGTTCGAACTGGCGCAGGCGGATCGGTTCTTTCGCTTCGCGCAGGCGCTGCGGCACTACAAGGGCCAATGGGCCGGACAGCCGATCACGCTGCAGCCGCATCAGTGCTTCCGACTCGGCTCGCTCTTCGCGTGGCGGCACACGCGCACCGGCCTGCGGCGATTCCGCACGAGCTACAACGAAGTGCCTCGCAAAAACGGCAAGAGCCTTGAGGCCGCCGTGGTCGCGTTGTACGTCACGTTCTTTTGCGGCGAGGGCGGGGCCGAGGGGTACTGCATCGCGACGAAACGCGAGCAGGCCAAGATCGTATTCGGGGACGCGAAAAAACTTGTCCAGTCGAGCGGCCTGCGCTCGCGGATCGTCGTGCTCACGGCGAACCTGCACCGCGACGACACCGCGTCGAAGCTCGAGCCACTCGGCGCGGATCGCGATTCGACGGACGGCCTGAATCCGCAGCTCGTGATCATCGACGAAGCGCACGCCATGAAATCACGCGGCCTGATCGACGTCATGGAGACGGCGACGGGCGCTCGTCGCGAACCGATCATCGACTGGATCACGACCGCCGGGAATGATCCGTTCAGCCCGTGCGGCGATCAACACGACTACGCGTGCAAGGTGCTCGACGGCGTGATCACCGACGACACGCTGTTCTGTTTCATCGCGCACGCGGACCTCGACGACGATCCGTGGCACGAAACGACGTGGCGGAAAGCCAATCCGAATTACGGCGTGTCGGTGCTGCCGGAGGATCTGCGTGCGCTCGCGACGAAAGCGCAGGCGATGGCGCCGGCGGCGGCGGCGTTCAAACAAAAGCGATTGAATCTCTGGGTCAACACGTTGTCGCCGTGGTTGTCGCTCGAAGGCTGGCGGCGGGGGCAAAATGTCTGGAACCTGGACGACGTCGATCATCAGCGGTGCTGGATCGGGATCGACATGTCGTCGAAGATCGATCTGACGGCGGTCGTGTGCGTGTTTCCGCCGACCGATCATCGCGAGTCGTGGCGGATCGTGCCGTGGTGCTTGACGCCTGAGGACACGCTCGACGCTCGCGCCCACACCGACCGCGTGCCGTACCGCAGCTGGCTGGAGCCGACGCGACTCGGTCGCACGCTTCGCACGTGTCCCGGCAACCGGATCGATCAGGACGTCGTGCGCGAGATGGTGCGCGAGGCGGCCGCACGCTTCGACGTGCAGGGGATCGGGATCGATCCGTGGAACGCGGGGAACCTCGCGAAGGATCTCCACGATGACGGCTTCCACGTCGTCGAGATTCCGCAAAACCTCTCGCAGATCACTGGCCCTGCGAAAGATTTCGAGGCGGACGTGCTCGACGCGCTCGTGGATGCGAGCGGTGATCCGCTGATGACGTGGTGCATTTCCAACGCTCGCGTGCAGCGGGACGCGAAAGACAACATCTACCCGACGAAAAAACAGAGCCGGGGCCGGATCGATCCGGTCATGGCCGCACTACTGGGCCGAAAACTCGCCGCCCTGCCGGGGGAACAACCCGCCGAAGATCCTGTCCTCGTCGTCGCCTGACCCTCAAAAACCCTCGAAATCAGGCCGATTCCGGCCTAGTTGACAAACCCAACGTGTTGGGTTTATGATTGTTCTTGTTGGACGGCAATGACGCCGGACACGAACCCGAAAGAGAGAGACGGAAATGATCAAGTTCAACCGCTACCACGTGACGAACGGCACCGTTAAGGCCAAGTGCTGGTACAACCTCGACAACCGCACCGACCGTCAGCCCTGCGTGACGATCTACGGCAAGGACTACAGCAACGGGCTGGGCGCGATCTTCGCAGACCTCTACAAGAACGACACCGACTTTCACACGGACTACTTCGACAAGGGCAAGGTGGTGCTCTTCGCGGATCACCCGCTCTACGCCGAAGCTCGCGCCCGTGTCGAGCAGTTCGCGGCCGACAAGACCGTGAAGGCGGGGGCGTAAATGACCGTGCAGGCCGTGAAAACCGCCGCCGGATACTACCGCGTCGGGAAAGAATTCGTCGTTGAGCGCACGGCGGACGGCTGGCGCTGGCACTCGACGGATTACACGCGGGGCGGGGAGTGGCGCTCGACGAAGCGCGAGGCGATGCAGGATCTGGACGCGTTTTTGACGGTGTTCGATTTCATGAAAAAGGGAGGACGGTAAGTCATGGCAACGACGATTCGGGAACGGGCGCAGGCGCTGGCCGACAAAACGGCCGACGCCTACTCGTGGGACAACTACAGCGGCGACCGGTGGCAGGCGAGCATCGCCATGCTGCTGCGCCGGGGCTACAGCGACCGCGAGGCGGAAGCGATCATGCGGTCCAAGTGGACGCGCTGGGCGGGGGACATGGCGTCGGGGCGGAAAGGCTACCGCTACGGCCTGACGAACAGCGCCGACCTTGCGCGGTTCCTCGACAGCATGAAGGCCGACGAGCGAGCGCGGCAGGTTGCGGAGCTGGTCGCGGGAACCTTCGGCACGGGGGAGGTGTAGTCATGGAGCGATTCACATGGAATCAGGAAACCGGCAACGAGCCGACCATCGCGCAGCTCAAGTCGATGCTGCAGGACGTGTACACGGTGATGAAGGAACAGACCGACGAGAGCGGCGACACGGTCGCGGACGTCAATCGGGAGCTGTTCAACGAGGTAAGCGAGATGCTGGGGTTCGTGGACGCGTGCCAGTTCGCCAGCGGCGAAGTGACCTTCCGATGATCTGCCCTCTCTGCGGCGGCGTCCTTGAGCTGGTCCCCGATGCGGTCGTCGGCGTGCGGACCTTCCCCCGCTACTACGTGCGGGGGCGCGAGCTGCCGATTGTCGAAACCCAGCGGCCGGTGCTCGCGTGCACGAGCTGCGAATATGCCGAGGTGCACAAGTGATCGACGCGAAAACCATCGTCGAGCGACTGATCGCGAAAAAATTCCCCGACGCGGGGCGCTTCCTGTTTCAACCGGACGAGCTGGTTCGGCTCGTCCGCGCCGTGCAGCGGGACGCCGTGAACGAATTCCAACGGCGCGGCGGCAGCGCCACCTCGAAAGCGAAGGCCAAGGCCGCACGCGCCAACGGCGCGAAAGGCGGACGACCGCGTAAGGATTCCAGCGAGTAACAACCCCCCCTTGACGGACACGGTAGGATGACCGTGTCCGTACATGAGTGACCGCCCCGTACGACGCATGGGCCGTCCCCCGCTCGACACCCGCCATCCGTCCGTTGCCGTCAGCACCCGCCTCTCCGCCCCCGACTACGACGCCCTGTGCCGACGAGCGCAACGCGAGCGCGTGAGCGTGGCCGACATGCTGCGCCAGCGCCTGCACGCCGCCGACCGCCACGACGACGACACGTAGTTCTGTACTGAAATCTCGACAGCCTGCCGCAACGCTCACACGCTGATCGCTCAGTGTGGTGGTGGCGTCCGCCCTGTTTGCTCCGCGCCGTGCTCGTGAATCTGATCAGCGACCGTGACAGCGCCCTGCGCGGCGTGCTCTGGCAGAGTCGCGGATCGTGGCTGGTGTTGCGCGACGTCAGCCTGATCAAACCGGACGCCGCTCCGCTCGCCGTCGATGGTGACGTCGTGATCCATCGGGCCAACGTGGCCTTTATTCAGGTGTTCCCGTAGATGGTCGTGCAGAGTTTCGGCACGCTGACGCGCTACGACGCGAAAGCCGGATCGCTGTCGTCCCCCGCACCGTACCCCTCGCACACGCTGGCCGAATTCGGCGGCACGTCCACGTATGCCGCGATCTACGAGTGCCAGCCGAACGTGCGAACCGTGATCGATTTCCTCGCACGCAACGTCGCGCAGCTCGGCGTCCACGCGTACCGCCGCGTCAGCGACACCGACCGCGAGCGGATCACGGGCCATCAAGTGATCCAGTGGCTCACCGCGCCGAATCCTGGCTGGACGCAGTACCGCCTGATCGAAGCGTTGATGAAGGATCTGGGGATCTACTACTCGGCGTATTGGTGGAAGGTCCGCGACGGCAGCGGACGCCTCACCGGCCTTGTGCGGATTCCGCCTGAGCAGATTTTTCCAGTCGGGTACCTGCTCGTCGAGTACTTCGTGTGGACGTCCCCCGATACGCGCCTCTACCGGCTGGAACCCAGCGAGGTGGTGTACTTCGGCAACTACTCCCCGACCAATCCGCTGCTGGGGATCTCACCGCTCGAAACGCTGCGCCGGATTCTTTCCGAGGAAGCGGCGGCCGAAGAGTACCGCGAATCGTTCTGGAGCAATTCGGCGCGACTGGAAGGCGTGATCCAACGTCCGGCCACGGCTCCGAAGTGGACGCCGGAACAAAAACAATCCTTCCGCGAGCAGTGGCAGCTGCGCTTCACGGGCGCAGGCAACGCCGGTCAGACGGCGGTGCTCGAGGACGGCATGGAATTCAAGGAAGTGTCGTACTCCGCGAAGGATTCCGAGTACGTCGCCAGCCGCAAGCTCACCCGCGAGGAAGTCGCACGCGCCTACCACGTGCCGCTGCCGATGGTCGGGATCCTCGACTACGCGACCTTTAGCAACATCAAGGAACAGCACAAACAGCTGTATCAGGACTCGCTCGGCCCGTGGCTCGAATACCTCGTGGACGAATTTGCGCGGCAGCTGCTGCCCGAAGCGACCGATCAGGACCGCGTCTACTTCGAATTCAACATCGCCGCGAAGCTCGCCGGGAGTTTCGAAGAGCAGGCCGGGGCGCTGCAGACCCTCGTTGGTCGGCCGATCATGACGGCGAACGAAGGCCGCGCCCGACTCAACCTGCCGTCGATCAAGGACGACGCGAGCGCCGACCAGTTGTCGGCTCCGCTGAACACCACGAGCGGCACGCCGAAGGACGCGGCATACGTCGATCCGACCGTCCCGGCAGCGGCAACCGCCCACGTCGTTCGCGCCTCGTGGAACCGGCAGCGCAAGATCCTCGACGCGACCGATCCCGCCGACCGTGCCGCCGCCTTCGATCCCGACCGCTGGGATCGCGAGCTGGCGCACGACCTCACCCCGGTCTACCTCGCCGCCGGTTTCAGCGAATCCGCCGCTGCGCGTGCGGCCTTGACGCTCGCCGGACGCATCAACGCGGATACCCGTGATCGCCTGATGGACCGGGACAACCCCTTTAGTGCGGATCGGGAGGCACGTTTGTATGAGTAAGCCGCTGCACAACTACGACCACCTCGCGGCGTACGCCGTCACGAATCCGTGGGCGCTGGAGCCGGACATGCTGGCCGTGGTCGTGTCCATCGTGTCGCGCCGACTGGCAGGGCAGGACACCGCCGCCGACGTCGTCGCGCTCGCGAACGCGCCGAAGCGCGATCTGCTGCCTGCTGCGCCGACCGGCGTGGCGGTGCTGCCGATGCACGGCGTGATCGCGCCGAAGATGAACATGTTCAGCGAGATCAGCGGCGGCACGACGTTTCAACGTGCCACCGAACAACTGCGCGAAGCCGTCGCGTCGAAAGACGTCAGCGCCATCGTGCTCGATTTCGATTCGCCCGGAGGCAACGTCCAGGGCGCGGACGAATTCGCGCACGAAGTGCTGAAAGCGCGAGCGGTCAAGCCGGTGATCGCGCAAGTCAACTACCGGATGTGCTCGGCCGCGTACTGGGTGGGCGCGTGCGCGACGGAAATCGTTGCCGCGCCGTCCGGTGTCGTCGGCGCGATTGGCGTCTACAGCATCCACAACGATCTGTCGAAGGCGCTCGCAGATCTGGGCGTCAAGCGCACGTACCTCTCGAAAGGGAAATTCAAAGTCGAGGGGAACGAAACCGAACCCCTGAGCGAGGACACCAAATCGCGGTGGCTCGCAGAGCTGGAAGTCCCCTACAGCAAATTCGTCAACGCCGTCGCGCACGGGCGCGGCGTGTCACCGGCCGCCGTACGTGCGGGGTTTGGGGAAGGCCGCGCCGTGCAGGCCGATGACGCGCTCGCGCTCGGCATGGTGGACAAGATCGGCACCCTCGACGACACGCTCACCCGTTTGACCACGCCTGCCGCAGCGCCATCGGCGCTCGTGCGAGCGGAGGCGGCGACTTCGCAGACACCTCCAGAGGTGGACGAGGCACGCGCCACGGATCGCGCATGGCGGACGGATGTCGAGCGGCAACTGCTCACGCTCGCCGTGGGCTAACACGCGAACAGGACTCGGGCCATGAACATCGCGGTACTACAGGACGATCTGAAACGGAAGCAGGCGGCGGCACTCTCGCTGTTCGAAAAGAACGCCAAGCTAGCCGACGCGGAAAACCGCGTCACGACCGACGAGGAACGCGCCGCCGTCAAGGCGCTGGTAGACGAGGCCGAGGGGATCAAGGCACAGATCGCGAAGGCGTCGGCCGACAGCGATCAGCTCGCCGCGATTCAGCGCCTCACGAGCGGCGAAGGACTCACCCCGCTGACCGCCGCCCCGCGCAAAGGGGTGCAGCGGCTGACGATTGGGCAGCAGTTCGTGCAGTCGGCCGAGTACGAATTCTTTCGCAAGGGCCTGCACCGCGCACAATCGGCGTGGCGATCCCCCAGCGTCGAGCTGTTCGACACGATGATGGGCGCGACGTTGACCGAAGATCCCGCGTCCGGCGGGGCGCTGGTCCTGCCGCAGTACCTCCCCGGCATCCAGCCGCTGCACTTCCGGCCGCTGCTCGTGGCGGATCTGTTCGCGCAAGGTACCTCGACCTCCAACGCCATCGCGTACATGCGGGAAAAAACCTTCACGAACGCCGCCGCGCCCGTCGCGGAAGCTGCCGCGAAACCCGAAAGCGCGATCACGTTCGAAGCGGTGACCACGCCCGTTCGCAAGCTCGCGCACTGGCTCCCCGTCACCGAAGAGATGTTGGAGGATGTCGCGCAGATCGCGAGCTACATCGACGCTCGGCTGCGGCTCGGCGTGCAGCTCGTCGAGGACGATCAGCTGCTGAACGGATCGGGCGTTGCGCCGAACCTGCTCGGCGTGCTCGCCACGCCGGGACTCGGTGCGCCCGTCGCGGTGGGTGTCGCGCCAGCGACTGCGGCCGATGCGATCTTCGCGCAGATGATGGCGCTCGCGTGGTCCTCGTTCCTGATGCCGGACGGGATCGTCATGAACCCCGCCGACTGGGGGCAGATCGCGCTCACGAAATCCTCGACCGGCGAGTATCTCGGGGGCGGCCCCTTCACGGCCGCAGTCACCCCGACGCTCTGGGGTCTGCCCGTCGCCGTGACGCCGACGATGGTTGCCAACACGGCGCTGGTCGGCGCGTTCAAAACGGGCGCGCAGTTGTTCCGGCGCGGCGGGATCCGCGTCGAAGCGAGCAACAGCCATCAGGATTTCTTCATCAAGAACCTCGTCGCGATTCGCGCTGAGGAACGGCTCGCCCTCGCGGTCTATCGTCCGGCGGCGTTCGGCACGGTGACCGGCGTCTAACCACGGCCGCACGCGGGGGTACCGCCGTACCTCCGCGTGCACCGTTCAGAGGTAGGCCGTGCTTGCAAGATATCGATTTGATCCCGGCCCGTGTCCCGTGGACGACGCGCCGCACACGACATGCACGACAGCGGACGCGGTGACCAGTCATCTGCGCCCGACGCAAGCGGTGACCGTGGCCGTGCCGCGTCCGTTCTGGATGCGAAAACCTGGCCCCGCCGAATCGCCAGCGCCGCCGAGTGGAATCGTCGTCTCGCCGCCGTTCACGACCTCGAGCTACCGGAGAAAAAAGCGATGACGTTCGTCAGCAGCAGCGGCTGGCTGATGGGGACGTGCGTCCCGGTCGGCGGTCACTGGGCAGCGCGGCAAACGCAGGACAACTGCGGCGAAACGATCAACGACGACAACGTGCTGACGGTGGACGAACTGCGCGAGCGCGCCCACATCGAAGAGTCGGACACGCTGCTGAAAAGCTACATCAGCGCGGCTCGCCTGCAGGTTGAACGCGACACGGGGTGTGCGCTGCCGCAGCAGACCGTGGCGGTGGTGTACGAGCGCGTCGATTCGGGGATCTACCTCGTGCCGATGCCGCCGACGCAGAACATTCTGACGGTGCAGTACATGGACAGCGATGGGCTGGTGACATCGCTCGTCGTCGATGACGTCGTGCAGTACCTCGACGCCGTCTCCATGCCAGCGCGGCTCGTCTGGACGCCGACCGCCTTTCAGGGGCTGAATCCCTCCATGCCGGGAGCCGCGCTGCTGCTCACCGTCACGGCAGGCTGGACGAAAGAGACGCTGCCGCCGCTGCTCAAGTTCGCGGTCGGCCTGCTCGCCTCGCATTACCTGACGGTCGGCCGCGACCTCGTGAGCGTGGACTCGACGCCGGTCGCGATGCCGATGGGCTACGAGGCCGCGATTGCCCCGTACCGGCTGGAGCTGGTCGCGTGACGCTGGGACTCCGCACGCGCATCGGCGCACGACCGCACAAGGTGATGGTGCACAACCCCGGCACGCTGCAGCCGGACGGCGACGGCGGCTACGTCAACGTCCCCAGCGTGTCGCCGCTGCCGTGGTGGGTATCGATCACGTCGGCGCAGGCCAGCGATCTGCAAAACGCCGAAGCCGGGACCGTGCTCGCCACCAAGGTGCACATCGTGCGCGGCCAGTACCGGGGCGACATCACGACCAAGTCGCAGCTGGCCTTCACGGATCTGGACGGCAAAACGCGCACGTTCGACATCGACGGGATCGACAACACCGAACAGCGCAATTTCGAGCTGGTCCTGAGCTGCACCGAACTGGAGAGTCCACCGGCCCCGCCCCCGGCCCCGCCGAACGTCCTCGACGATTTCAATCGGGCGGACGAGTCACCACTCAGTAAGGGCGGTCAGTGGCAAAAGCCGGGGCAGTTCGATCTGCCGTTGCAACTGGTCGGCAACATGGCGGGGTTCCCCTCGATTGGGCAGGGCGGATCGTTTTGGATGACGCCCGTCGCCGGGGATTTCGAGATCTCCGCGACGATCAGTGTGCTGCCAGACACCGGCAACAACAGTCAATTCGGGCTGGCGCTGTTGCCCGACGCCACCAATCGCGGCTACATGGCGTGCGTGATGGTGAACAACGTCCCGCCGCAGGTACTGCTCGATCAACCGAGTGGCGCTCGGCCGAGTGCCGTGATCCCCGGCGTCGTCGCGGAAGGGGACGCCGTCGCGCTCTCGCGCATCGGCCAGACCTACACGATCAAGCTGCGCCTTGACGGCGTGTGGAATCCGCTGCTCGTTGTGGACGATCCGTCGATGGCGGGACCGCTCTACCCCGGCTTGTGGATCCAGAACTACGTCGCGTCCGCGCTGACGCGCCTCGACGATTTCACGCTGGTGACGCAATGAGTGCTCACGTGGAAATCGAGGGACTCGACGATCTGATCGCGGAGCTGCGAAAGCTGCCGCGAGATCTGGCCGACGAGGCGACCGTGATCGTCGAGCGTGCGGCGACGACCGCCTTCAATCAGATCAGCGTCAACTACAGCCGCCACTGGCGCACGGGCGAACTCGCTACGCACATGCGCCAGACCGAACAGCGGAGCACGTTTGGCGCGGACGTCCTGGTCAAGAACACATCGAAGCTCGCGTACCTCGCGGAAAACGGCACGCAGGCACGGCACTACATCACGCACAACGGCGTGCGCCACGTCAACGGCCGGATGCCTGCGCTGCACGCGTTCCAGCCGCCAGTGGATCGCAACCAACAGCGGATGTACGACGAATTCCGGCGACTGCTCCAGCGGCACGGCATGGAGGTGAGCGGCGATGCCACCACCTGATTCCTCCAACATCGACAGCGCCGTGATTGCGCGGCTCGTGAACGATCCGCCGCTGCTCGGCATGATGCCGGACGGCGTGTTTTTCGACGAAGCGAACCCCGGCGCGACTCGGTTTGTGATCGTGTCGCTCGTCGAGGAATTCGATCAGCCGACGTTCTCGAAACGGACGATTGAGGAAGTGGTCTACCTGATCAAAGCCGTGGCGCTGTCCACGACCGGCGGCGACGTGAAGGGCGCGGCGGCCCGGATCGACGCGCTCATGGAGGACACGAAGGCGCTCAACGCGGCGGGATTCAACATCCTCGCGTCTACGCGCATCGAGCGGCTCCGGATCACCGAGGTGGACGAAGTCAACGAGGACTTGCGGTGGCAGCACCGGGGCGGTCGGTACCGCATCCAAGCCGCCCCGCTGTAACCCCTTCGACGGGGTGCGACAGGGTGTGACCGGCGTTAAGGCGACGGGACCGAACCCAAGGGGCGACCGACCGGGGACCGAGTAGCACGGCAGGGGTGGAGCAGCGTGGAAACCGAAGAGCAACCGACGCGACCGTTGCGGGTGTTGCTCGTGCATCCGGGTGCGTCGTGGTCAACCGCTGACGTCTACGACGGCCTGCTGTACGGCCTGCGGTACCACGGCATCACCGTGATCACCTACCGGCTCGACACCCGGATTGAGTACTCGCAGCGGGTGCTCAACTTCCACTGGCGGCAACGCCGCAAACAGGATCCCAGCCTGCAGCGCCCGTCCCCGGCCGACATCGTCTACCACGCCGCCTCCGACGCCGTCGTGATGGCGCTGCGCGAACAGGTGGACGTGGTGCTGATCGTGTCGGCCATGTTGCTGCACCCCGATCTGCTGGTCGTGATGAAACGGGCGCATCTGCCGGTCGTGATCCTGTTCACCGAATCGCCGTACGACCACGCGAAAGAAAAAACCGTGGCCGCGCTCGTCGAGGGCGCGTGGACGAACGAGCGGAGCGTGGTCCAGGATTTCCGTCGCGTCAATCCCAACGTCACGTACCTGCCGCACGGCTGGCACCCGCACAAACATTTCCCCGCGCCCGACCGCCGCGAAGGCTTCCCGTCGCACGATGTGCTGTTTGTCGGTTCCGCGTTTCCGGAACGCGTGAAGCTGTTCAGCGCCATCGACTGGACCGGAATCGATCTGGCGATCTACGGCGCTGGCTGGGATCTGCTGCCGCCGGACCTCGAGCGCACGGCCCTGCGCGGCACGGTGATCACCAACGAGGACGCCGCCGCGCTCTACCGCCGCGCCAAGATCTGCCTGAGCCTGTACCGGCAGCACACCACCGACACCGACGATCCGATCTACGCCGAGTCGCTGAGTCCGCGAGCGTACGAACTTGCGGCCTGCGGGGCGTTCCATCTGAGTGAACCGCGAGCGGAAGTGGCCGAGTACTTCGGCGCTCGCGTGCCGATCTTCACGTCGCCGGCCGAAGCTGGCGATTTGATTCGCACGTGGCTGGCCGACGACGACGGCCGCGCCCGTGTCGCCGCCGAACTTCCGGCCTGCGTGGCCGAGGCATCGTGGATCAACCGGGCGACAACCGTCATCGGGGATCTGGCACGACTGCTACGGATCAACGTCGCTGCGTGATCGCAGCGGAAGGGGAAAGCGATGCCGCCATATGCCGGACGACGAGGCGCGGTCTACATGTCCACGACGCTTGCGGGTGTCGCCTCACCCGTATTCAAGCTCCAGAAGTGGAGCCTGAATCGTGCGACCGACAAGATCGACATCACGTGCTTTTTGGATCTCAACAAGGTGTACGTGCAGGGACTCGCGGATCTCAAAGGCACCTTCGAGGGACTCTGGGACGAGACGGAAACGAAACCGTTTGCCGGATCGGAATCCGCGAGCGGCTGCAACCTGTTCCTCTACCCCTCGCTCGACGCGCCCGGAGAGTACTGGAAGGGGCCAGCGTGGCTCGACATGTCGATGGACGTGGACGTCAACGGGGCCGTGAAGATTTCGGGCAACTTCGCGGCGGCCGGAAGCTGGACGCACACGTTCAGCTCGTAACGCGATGAGCGTCCACATGCGCGGAGCACGGGCGGAACTGGTCTGCGTGTACCAGCGCACCGCCCTGCTCCGCGATTGGACGATGCACACGTTGCCCAACAGCGACCGTGTGCAGCTCACCGCGACCATCGAAAGCGCGGACGGCCATCGGCTGTCGCAGCGACCGCTGACCGTCATCGTGCAGCGACCACCGGGGCGGAAGCCGTGGCGCTGGCCGGTTCTCGAGCTGCAGATCGCGGCGTCGGGGCAGTCGCTGACGGCGACTCTCGGGCCGCAGGAGTAACGCAATGCGATCTCGTTTCGTGGTCCCCGGCATGGTGCGGCTCGCCTTGACCGAGGGCAATTACATCCACATCAAGCGACAGCTCAACGTGGGCGAAGAGCGGCGCGCGTACGCACGCATGGTCAAAACGATGCTCGTCGGACAGGCGGCGGAAATCGATCCGGAGCTGGTCGGCAAAACGCGCATCGCAGAGTACGTGCTCGGGTGGGAGGGGCCAGGTTTTGTGATGCCGGACGGGACGCCGGTCGAATTCTCCGAGGCCGCGTTGATGGATCTCGACGCGGAGACGTTCAACGAAATCGCGGAAGCCATCGTGAAACACGAAGCGGCCGAAGCGGCCAAGCGAGACGCGGAAAAAAACGCGGCGGGTGGCGTGATCGCGTCCGGTCAGATTTCGCCATCTGCAAATACATGAACTGGACCCCGGCCGACATCGAGGCACTCACGCCCGACCAGTACGACGAGCTGATCGCGTGGATCGTGGAAACGCAGCCGAAGCACGAGGACTGATCACATGGGGCTGACCGGACGATTTACGGCCGACTTCTCGGTGTTCAACGACGCCGTGCAGCAGGCGACGGTCAAGCTGCAGGGATTCGAAGCCGAATCGAAAAACGTCGAGCGCCAGCTGAACAAGATGGGCGAGGGGTTCAGCGGCAACGCGATCCGCCAGCAGGCCACGCTGCTGACAAAGGCCATCGGGGATCTCGAGGGGGCCACCAAGCTCACTACCGACGAACAAAAACGCGCCAACGCGGTGCTGACGGAAGCCATCGCGAAGTACAACGCGCTCGGCATTCAGGCTCCGGAGGACGTGAAAAAACTGCAGGCGCAGTTGCAGGGCCTGATTGGCACTCAGAAGGACGTCGCCGCCTCGACGTCGTCGTGGCTGAGTGAAGTCGGAAAGATCGCCGCAGGCGTGAACGTCGCGGGGCTGTTCAGTCGCGCAGGCGCGGCCGCCCTCGACTACGCAAAAGACATCGTCGTCAGCGCCAGCGCCCTGACCGACCTCGCCGCGAAAACCGGCCTATCGGTGGAGATGCTGCAGCGCCTCGATTACGCCGGGAAACAGGCCGGGGTGACCGTCGAGGATTTCGCGCAGGCGACCTTCAAGCTGGGCGCGAACATCGACGGCGGGGCTGGCAGCGTGCGAGACGCGGTCAACAAGCTGGGCCTGTCATGGCAGGCGCTCAAGGCGCAATCCCCCGAACAGCAATTCTCAGCGGTCATCGCCAAGCTCGAAAGCATGACCAACACGCAGGAGCGCAACAAGCTCGGGATGGAGCTGTTCGGGAAGTCGTTCGCCACGATTGCCCCGGCCATCGTGAAGGGGTTCACCGACATGGCGAATTCCGCCAGTGTCGCGAGCACAGCGCAAGTCGAGGCGATTGATCGCGCTGGCGATGCGTGGGATCGGTTCTGGAAAGACCAGCACAACAAAGTGACGTCGTGGCTCGGGGAGCAGATCCTCGTGCAAGAGGCGATCACCAAGTGGCAGAACACGCCGGAATTCGATCTACTGAAAAAGACGACGGACACCGGCCCCGAATTTCGCAAGCGCCTGCTCGGCCTGGACAACGCGAAAGATATCGAGCTGCCGAAACCCGAAGCGCCGAAAGCGCCGGTCGATGACAGCTTCGCCGCGCAGCTCGCCGCCGCGCAGACCGGCTATCGCAATCTGACCGCCGCGCAAACCGCGAATCTCGCGGCGGCCTTCGCCCTCAACAAAACGAACGACGAGATCAACAAGTCGATGGGCCTGAGCGTGGCCGTGATCGACCTCGCGAAAAAAGCATGGACGACCGCGACCGACGAACAGAAAAAGTATCAGGCCGCGCTGAAAGAGATTGCGTCGGCTGGCGACTCGACGACGGCGACCTTCAACAACCTGAACACCGCCACGCAGACCACCGGCCTGCGGCTGCTCGCGGCGGGGATCCCGATCACCACCGTGGCGACGGGACTCAAGCTCACCGAGGTGCAGGGGAAGGCGCTCGAAAACCAGTTCAAATTCCTCAACAGCGTCACCGACGCCACCAACAAAAACTTTGCGAGCAACCACCAGATCATGGGGCTGATGACGCCCCGGTATGGCGAGCTGCACACGGCGGTGACCGGCGTCAACGACGACAACACGAATCTGGCTTCGACGGTGATCGATTCCGGCACCGCGATGATGGGGTTCGCGAATCAGGCCGCGTACACCGCCGGGAAAACGAAGGAACTGCAGGCAGGACTGAAGGCCGTCCGCGAGGAATCGGGAGCCTTCGGGGACGCGCTGGCGACCGCGCTCGGCAACATCCCCGACACGCTGGCGCGTGCCTTCGAAGGGGGCGGCGATCTGGAGGGCGCATTCGCGTCCATCGGAACGCAAGTCGGGACGACGTTCGCCGGACACTTCACCGCCGGGATCAAGTTCGGGATCTCCAAGGGCGCGGAAGGCGAAGAGGTGCAGTCGTTCGGCGGCAAGCTGCTGACGAACCTCGCGCAGGGCGGGATCAGTGCCGCCATCGGGATCGGCGTGTCGATGCTGACGAAGTTCCTCGCGGGAATCGGAGGACCGTCCAAGGACGAACTGGCCGCACGCGACACGTTCTCGAAACAGTTCGCCAGCGCCGAGGACGCGATCAAAACAGTCGGCGCGGCCTACGCGAAGATGGGAAAAGACGGCGTCGAGGCGCAGACCGATCTCAAGCGCCTGCTGGATGCCACGCACGTGTCGGCACAAGCGGTCGGAGACGCGCTCGACATCATCAACAAAAAAATGGCCGAGGGAGACGCGAAGGCGAAGCTGTTCGCGGACAGCATGGCCGCGTTTCAGAGCAACGGCGCGTCGGCGTTCAACGCGATGGCGACGTCGCTGGCGTACGACCAGACCTCACTGCAGGCACTCGGATCCACGGCGGTGACCACGTTTGCCACGCTCGTGGCCGGGGGGATGTCGCAGTCGGCCGCGCTCGCCGCTGTCGCGCCGGGACTGGAACAGCTCAAAGCCTCGTACGACGCGCTCGGCCTGAAGGTCGCAGATGCCGGACTCAAGGCGCTGCTCATGCAGTCGCAGATCGCGAAGGACAACCCCGCGCTGATCGCCGGGATCGACGGGCTGGCGTCGTCGATGAGCGCGCTCGCTGGCATGGGGATGTTGAACGCGGACACGTTCGGCAACATGGAGACGCTCGGCACGCAGATGTACCGGCGGCTGCAGTCCGAGGCGGCGGCGGCGGGTGGCTCGACGAAGGACGCGCTGCTGCCGATGCAGGGGTTCCTGCAGGACGCCGCCGAACAGGCGAAAAAACTGGGGATCCCGATTGACGACAACACGCAGATGTTGATCGACCAGTCGAAGGAACTCGGCATCTGGCACGAGGCCGGGAAGTCCGCCACCGACGCCCTCACCGACAGCATGGCCGCGCTCGTGAACGAAGTTCAGAAACTGGTCGATACGCTCAACGCGATCCCGACCAACATCAACACGAACGTCTCGGTCACGGGACCATCGACCAACGCGAACAACTACGCGAACGGCGGGGTCGTCGAGCAGCCGAAGTACTTCGCCGGCGGCGGTTCGGTCGTCGCGTATATCCCGAAGGGCAGCGACCGCGTCCCCGCGATGCTCACCCCCGGCGAGCGCGTGCTCACGCAGCAGCAACAGCGCGAAATGGACGGCGGCTCGGCGGTGCTCGAAAACACCACGACGATCATGCTCGACGGGCAAGTGCTGTATTCGCAGATGGAGCGGAAGCAGCAACAGAACCTCTTGATCCGGCGGAAGTTGAGCGCGGCCTGAGATGCCGCCGCTCCCGATTGACATCGGCCAAGGCTTGCAGTGCCGCGCAGGCATCGGGCGCGCAGGCGCGTACCGTGCGGGGTACTTCACGCAAAACGTGGGCGTCACTATCGGCGGCACCGATTGGACGTCGGCCATCGAACTCGGCACGCTCACGATCAACCAGCACCTGAACGATCAGCCCGATACGTGCTCGTTCGTCATCAAACCAAAAGCCGGATTTGTGCCGCAACCTGCGGCAATCGTGTCGATCTCGCTGGGCGCGTCGAGCAATCCGATCTTCCGGGGGCAGATCCTGCGGCTCACCGAACAGTGGATCAAGTTGATCGACGGTCCAGCCAGGATGTACCGCGTCGAGTGCATCGATGGATCGTTCTTGTTCGATTCGCAGTTGCCGGTCCTCGCGCACTATCAGAACATGTCCGCCACCGCCATCGCGGCGGCGGTGATGCAGACCTACTGTCCGTATCACTTCCGCGACAGCATCGATCCGTCGCTGCCGACCGTCACCGATTTTCCCGTCACGAACGAACTCCCGACCGCCGTCCTGCGGCGACTGGTGAACTTGATCGATGGCGGGTACTTCGCGGACGCGTACTTCAACGTGCACCTGTTCGGCGTCGGCGGGGACAACAGTCCGAAGGCCGGAACGAAGCCGCAGGCCATCTCGCTCACGCCGCAGTCGTTCGCGAACAGTCCGCGCTCGCTCACTGAGTTTGCGCTGACCGGCGACACGAGCCAGATCCGCACCCGCGTGATCGTGGAAGGCAAGAGTACGCAGCTCGGCATCGGCACGCCGTCCGGCAGCTCGTCGCTCGTCGTGGAAGCGTCTACCACCGTGGATATTTTCGTCGTGGGCGGCGGGGGCGCAGGCGGCACCAGTTCGGTCGGCGGCGGCGGCGGCGGCGGCGGTGGGTTCGGCATCTGGTCGCTGACTCTCGGGACCGGCACGTATCACGTGTTCATCGGCGCGGGTGGCGTAGCCCCCGGTGGCGACGGCGGGGAATCCAGCTTCTACGGACTGGCGCGTACGGGCGGCGGTGGGGGCGCGAACGGCGCAGGGCCGGGACGACCGGGGGGGTGCGGCGGCGGGGGCAATGGTTCATCGGACTCCGCGCCGTTCTCGCCGTGGCCGGGGGGAGCCGGGGCGAGTGGTCAAGGGTACGCCGGGGGGCGCGGCGGCTTCGAACCGGCCGGGGCGGTCGGCGGCGGCGGCGGCGGGGCTGGCGGGGCTGGCGCGAATGCCGGTGTCAACGGACCAGCCGGGGGCGGCGGCTTGGGCGTCCTCTGGAATGCCTCCGGAACGAACCTGTATTACGGCGGCGGCGGCGGTGGCCGTGGTCCGAGTGGCAGTCCTCCCGGCGGTGCGGGTGGCGGTGGCGCGGCCGGTGTGGCTGGCGTGAACGGCTACGGCGGCGGCGGCGGGGCGGGGGCGGCTGGCGGATCAGGCGTCGTGATCTTGAGCTACCCAGACGGCGCGATCAACGCGACGGGCGGCACGATCACGCACGTGGGCGGTAAGACGATCCACACGTTCACGGCGACCGCCGATTTCATCGTGGCGGCCGTCGTGCTCACCAGTCCGCCGCCGCTCGTGACCGATCTCCCACTCGTGGACGCCACGCAGATCGATCCGAATCCCGGCACCGTGCGGATGGGGTTCCAGCTGTTCAACTACCTGAAAACCGCAGGGCCGGTCGTGCCGTCCGGCGCGAACCCTCCGGGCAGCAAGCTGACCGCTGACGCCGCCGCCAACGCGACCGTGATCAACGTGTTGAACGCGTCCAGCGTGTTCACGGTGTCGCCGGGGTGGGCGTACTGCGGCGGTCAGTACATCCGGTTCACGGGCGCGAGCGCCACGCAGCTGACCGGGATCCCGGCGCTCGGATTCGGGGCGATCACGAACCCGTTGAGCAACGGCAGCGAGATCACATGGGCGAGCACGATTGTGATCGCGAACGCTCCCGGCGTGTTGATCGATCCGCCGATCACGGCGAATGAAACCGTGGTGCAGCGGATTCAAGTCGAGGACGCGAGCGCCCAATCGGCGCTCGCCGCTATCGAAGGCGGTAACGGCGTGCACGTGCATTACATCTCGGACGGGCGGCTGTCGCTCGCCGGGATGCAAAGCCGCGCCAACGCGGAGCTGTCTGACTTTCGCACGATCTTGCGATCTGCGACCTGGACGACGTACGACCAGAACGCCGAACGCGGACGACTGCAATCGATCACGGCGGCAAGCGTGTCGTTCACGCTGCTGATCACCAGTTGCACGATCACCTTTCCCAAAAAGAATTATCCGGCGCGGCGGCAGTGCGAAGGGACGACCGTGCGGACGGCGGCGCTGCTCGATGCCGTCGTGACATCCACGACGTAAAGGGAGAATTCCGATGCCCATCGATCCCCGCAAGGTCGATATCGACGATAGCGGCGACAACCTCTCGGGCACGCCGCACACCAATGCATGGCTGCAGGATCTGCAGGACCGCATCGACAAGGCGCTGGCGATGGTGTTCGTGACGGACGGCCCGACCGGCAACGTCAACAATTATGCCTTCGCAAAACACGCCGAAGTGCGGTGCTGGCAATGGGGCGGCACGGCAGATTTGACGCTGACGGGCGTAGCAGGCGGTCAGAGCGGTGACGTGCTCGTCATTAAAAACGTCAGCAGTGGCAAAGTGATCCGCCTGCCGTACCTCAGCGCATCCTCGCTTCAGATCAATTCGTTTTATAACCCCGTCTCGTCAGGCCCCACGCCAGTGGCCCCGCACGGCTGGGTGACCTACGTGCACAACGGATCGTCGTGGGTACTCATCAACCACCAACAAGGCGAGCCAATCACGCCCGTGTTTAACGCGGCTAATTTTCTCGCTGCCGGTGGGCCGTGGACCGTTAGCGCCGGTCAAGTGGCCGCCTGTCAGTACACGGTTGTTGGCAAACTCTTGATGTTCGTTCTGACAATCACCGGCTCCAACATTGCCGCCACGGCCAGCTCGCTCGGCATCCTCAACGGCGCATATGGTGGCTTCACCATCACCTTAGCAAGTTCGACACCGGCCGTACCGCAACTGTGCTACATGACGACGTGGACGAACACGCTAACGCAATACGGGTCTGATCGAATCCTCCTCTACCTCCCGACAGGATCGTTTCCGGCCGCTGGGATCAACGTCTATTTAACGCTCACGATCCCGATCACGTAACCAACGAAAAGGAGATCCCGTTATGTCTGTTGGGCTACCCGTCACCAAGCAAGAGATCGATACGCGATCTGGCGATCTGGCGCGGTCGTTTCAGAAAAACTTCGATGACGTGATCACGTTACAGGGTTATCTCGCGGCCACCGTCGATGCCGATCTAATTGCGCTGGGCTACACGGCCAACGAGGTGGCGATCCTCAAAACGTCGCTGGCCGACCTCGCGCAGCTCGGGACGATCTGGACCGGCGCGGCCGCCCTGCCGGATCCGAAAGATTTCCGGACCTTCGTCCGGCAGCTCTGGGGCGTGGGTTCGTTCTGATGGCGGACATGCAACCGATCCCGGTGGACGTCCAAGGGTTGCCGTCGTGGCTTCGGGCGGCGGTGTTCCTTGGCGTGCCTAGCGTGATCGCGTTGTTCCTCGTGTACGTGCTCACCACGCAGATGTCGGAACGGATGACGCGCATGGAACAAACCCAGCAACTACAGGGGCAGATGATCGCGGGGCTGAAGGATCTCAGCGACGAGCTGCACGACGATCACGCGCTGATCCGCGCCGACACGAAAGATAACCGCGAGCACTACGACGACATCGCAGCGCGGATCGACCGGCTGATGCGGCGGGTGTGCTTGGTGGTCGCACGCAGCAACGAAGAACGGAATGTGTGTCTCGGAAAAACCGGGGAGTGAAGCCGATGCCGAACATGAGCGAAATCCTGGCGGTGCTCGCGGAAGTCAACAAAGTCATCGCGGGACTCAACGAGATGGGCGTGAAGGTGACCGGCAACATCGACCTCGCCACGCTGCTCAAGCTGCTGAACGTCAATGCTGCCTAAGGGGATCCGGTGGCTGTTCGAAAGGATCAGGACCATGACTGAGAAAAGCGCGGCACCCATCGAATTCAACATCAGCGCGGTGGACACCGCCGGGGCGCTGATCACGAAGCCGCTCGTGATTCGGATCGACGCCGGACTGAGCGGCACCGTCCGCGCCACCAATCCGGCGAACTTCTACAACGGGCCACCGCTCGAGCACGCATGGATCGGGGACGTCTCGATCATCGCGGACGGATACGCCCCGTGGACCAGTGGTGCGAACCCGCAGATCACCTTCAAGGATCACACGATCAACTTCGTCGCCACGTTGCACCCAAGTTTTAAGCAGGCCCCTGTACCCGTGATCGTACGGGGGCCTTTGCTGCCGTTTCCGGAGCCGGTCAATTACTACTGCGATCTGCCGTGGACGCCGCCGCAGGATCGCAACTACCTGCGCGGCGACTTCTGGGGCGTGAAGATGCCGGGAGCGCCACAAGTCCCCGGCGTCGGCCGGAAGTACGAACGCATTTTCTCGTGGTTCCTCGACCGGTACCCCGACGACTTCCAGCGGGAGTACCTCACGACGTACGGCGGCTACGGCTACACGCACTTTTTGCTGTCGGTCGGGGACAGTCTCGGACCCCCGGAGAATCCCGGCAAAACGCCGGGAGCCGGACGCACGCTCGATCAGTTCATCCAGACGTGCGCCCTCGTGAAAAAGTACGTCAAGTACTGCCACGTGCGATTGGGATCGAAAGATTTCCAGCCGCACTACATGACGGCGCAGCAGTGGGCCGACTACGCGGATCCGATCATGGACGCGCTCATCGCGGCGAAGGTCGTCGATGAATTCTCACTGGCGTGGGAAATGAATTTGTGGAACACGCCAGGACAACCGCTGATCGACGCGCTGCGCCACTGCGGCCAGAAGGCGCACGCGGCGGGGCTGACCAGCTGGCAGCACTTCTCCCCGCACTATACGAGCTGGTTCGCAGACGGCGATCCGCGTGGTCGCTTCGGCTGGTACGACGATCTCGCGAACGACGTGGACGGAATCAACTACCAGACGATGGGGCCGTCGTGGTCCCCGCAGATGTTGCAGGCGCGCATGGTGGATACGCTCTGGCAATTTGGCGAACGCGGCAACGACTACCTGTTTCGGCTCGAGGAAGATCTCGCGTTCTGGATGTGGGACACCGACACGGTCACCGTGCAAGTCGATGACGCGGTCGATGCGAACGGCAATCCCGTCCTCACTCAGGTGAGCGTCACGCCTGAGGATTGCAACGTACGCGGGTACGTGGGGTGCTGCAGCATCGACGACGTCAAACACACGACCGCGAAAATCTGGGGCTTCGGCAATGGGGGCCGGATGCCGGACGGCTCGCGACTTTGAAAAGGACACGCACATGACACTGACCATCGCGGACAACCTCTACACGTGGACGCTCACGTTCGCAGACGGATCCTCGCGCCCCGTGATCGGCTCTTCGATGCAAACCGTGATCGGCGGCAACTTTCCATCGCCGGTCACGAGCGCCGTCCGAGGACCGGCCTTTACGACGGACGGGCCACCGCCGGTCGCCGGTTCCCTCTCCCCGGCGACGGCCGTCATCGGGGGCGCGAATTTCACGCTGCACGTGATCGGGACCGGCTTCAAGCCGGGAGCCGTGATCGTGTTCGCAGGCGTGGACGAGCCGACCACCTTCGTCTCAGCCACCGAACTGACGACGCTGGTCAACATGTCCGTCTGGCATGGCCCCGACGCGCTGCCGGTCAGCGTGCGCTCGCTCGCAGGGCAGGAAAGCAACAAGCTGACGTTTACGTTCACCGCCACCGAATGAGGCAGGGCCATGAGTGATTCCGACGCGGCGAAAGCGCACATCATGGACGCGCAGCACTCGCTCGATCTGGCGCTGCTGGCGCTGGAGGGCGACACCCCGCCGATCCCGCCGGACGGCGACGTCATCACGGTCCCGGCCGGAACGCCGATCCAGCCGGTGCTGGACAGTGCGCCGGACGGTAGCACCGTCGCCATCGAAGCCGGAACGTACGCCGGGAGTCTCGTCCTCCGGAAGCCGGTCACCCTGCAGCCCGTCGCGCCGGTCCCGAACGGCCGCGCCACGGCGGCAGGGTGCGGCGTGATCATTGTCGGCGGGACCGACGACGACGCCATCACCGTCACGGCGGACGGCGTGACGTTGTGCGGCCTGACCGTCAAAACCTCGCATCAGAATCGCCAGCTCGTGGCCGTGACCGGCACCAACGTGGTGATCGACCGCTGCAGCCTGCTGGGCGATCCGGCGTTCGGCTGTCATCGCGGCATCATGCTGAACGGCGCAGGGGCGCTCGTGACGCAGTGTCACGTGGACAACTGCTTCGACTTCGGCCGCGACACGCAGGCGATTTCCGGCTGGGACGGTAGCCGCGACATCGTGATCGAGGATTGCTATCTGGAAGGCGCGGGGGAGGGCGTGATGTTCGGCGGCGGCGACTCGACGAGTCCCGACCGGATGCCGACCAACATCCGGATCGCGAACTGCACGATCACGAAAAACCCTGCGTGGTACGCGCAGGGCGTCCAGATCAAGAACGCGCTGGAGCTGAAGTGCTGCGTGGATTTCGAGATGACGAATTGCATTTTGGAATACGGCGGCACGGCCGAAGGGCAGGGCGCGTACCTGATGCTGCTCAGTACGCGCAACCAAGATGGGTCCGCGCCCTGGACGACGATCCAACACGTGCGGATCACGCACTGTCATTTCCGCCACGGCGGGGCCGGGATGAAAATTCTGGGCCGCGACGATTCACAAGAGTCCGTCCCGATGACCGACGTCGTGCTGGATCAAGTGATGTTCTCAGATCTCAATCCCGATCAGTACGGCGGCGATGCGCGAGGCATCACGTTCATGGGCGCACCGGACGCCGTGCGGATCGAAAACGTCACCATCGAAGCGACTCGACTCGGCACGACCATGTACCTGATTCCGGAGCCGGGGTACCCGACGAATCTCGTCCTCCGCAATGTCAAGCTGCCGCCGTCTGATTACGGGATGAAGATCGACGGCGGCGGGGCTGGCGCAGCGGCGTGGCAGGACGCCATGCCGGATGCGGTGATCGAGCTGACGCCGACCGATACCGGGGCGACTGACTATCCGCAGTGACGAAGCTCTGCGCCCTGATCGCGGTGGTGTGGGCTGGCGGGTGCGCGTCGATTGCGCCGGCGGTCCCGCGATTCGTCACCGTCTACGAGCAGGCCACGGGGTACTGCCGCATTCACATCGTGCGCGACACCCGCACGACGGCGTGCTTCGTCACGTTCAAGTGCGCGCATCAGCCGGTCGTCGCGCTGGCCGCTGCGCCAGACGTCTGCGTCCCGTGAAAGGAACAAGGATCATGAACATGTTGACCGTTACCGTCATCCTCTCGCTGGCGGCGTTCCTCGTGACGATTGCCGCCGCGATGGGCAAAGCGCCGTTGTGGGTCGCCGTGATTCTGCTCTGCCTGCTCGAGCTGCTTCGGGCGTTGCCGGTGAAATGATCTCGTTCATCCTGCCGACCACGGGACGAGCGAGCCTGCAGCGCACGCTTGACAGTATCGACGGCCGCCCCGGCGATGAAATTCTCGTCGTCGGGGATCCCCGTCGCATCACGATCACGCGCTACGCCTGCCGCGTGCAGCTCTTGCCCTGTCCGCTCGGTCACGACTGGGGCAACACCGAACGCAACTACGCGATGGCCGTCGCGAGCAATCCGTACCTCGCCTTCATCGACGACGACGATTGGTACGCGCCCGGAGCACGCGCCCTCATGGCTGACGCGATTGCGCGGAGTCCAGGACGGCTCGTGATTTTCAGCATGGAATATCCGAACGGCACGATCTTGTGGCAAGAACCCGTGTTGCGCTGCGCGAACGTCGGCACGCCGATGCTACTCGTGCCGAACGATCCGACGCGGCTCGGCCGCTGGCCGCAGGGCGTGTACGAGGGGGACTGGGGATTCTTGTCGCAGTGCCGATTCCCGCCGGATCAAATCGTCTGGCGGCAAGAGGTGATCGCGCAGATCGGCCGCAACGCCGGTCAGGTGCTCAGTGCACCGGACCCTTGACCGGCGGCGGCTGGACCGACAGCCGCAGGCCGTCCCCGTCCGGCATGACGACGAGCACGCCCGTCTGGCCGTCGTCGGTGGTGACGTGCAGTTCGCCGGTCGTCACGCGCCGAACGAAGTCGTTCCCGATGGCCTTGAGCGCCTCGCTGCGCTCGACGAGGGATCGCCGCTCCCGGCGCAGCCGGAACATGTGGTAGCTGTTCAACACGACCAGCGCCCCGTTGACGACGATCACGATCCAGCCGATCACGTACGTGCTCATGGTTTCGGCAGCAGTGTCTCACGAACGCGAGCGCACATCGCTTGGTGACCCCGGAACGCGTCGTCTCGCGTGGAGTACCGGTCCATCTCGCCGTCGAGCACGCCGCCGAATACGAGCGTCTCCCAGAGGATCGGCGGTCCCTGTCCAAAAAAGTTGTGATTGATCGAGAGGAACACGGTGGAGATCATGATCGTCGTCTCGCCGCTTTCGTCCTTGTCCTGCGCGAGCACGAGGCTGCGATTCCGTCGCGCCTGTTCCCACCACGTCGCCCATACCACCACATCATCGACGCCCTGCGGTTCGCCGTGCGCGTCGAGGATGTAGTAGTGGTGGGTCACGTCACCTCGCTGACTCCGACGCGATGGGGCAGGCCGTCCGAGATCACCCGCGCGTACGGCCCCTGCACGATCACCGATTCCGGTTTGATGCCGGCGGCGCGGAGGACGTCGGTGATCTCATCCTGCACCGTCGCGGCGTCGGTGAACATGGACCCCGCGACGGTGAACACGTAGCACGTCGATCCGACGTTGTAGAGTACCACCCAGTGCACGGCTAGCCTGCCGACTTCCGCGTGTCCACGACGAACGCCTTCCCGGTGCGGTGATACAACCCGCTCCGCAGCTTCGTCAAGTACCCCCGGTGCACGAGGGGGCCGAGGGCGCGGATGTTGAAGCCGTTGGCCCTGAGCACCGCCGTGCCGTCCTGCGGTTCGTTCGCGAACAGCGCCAGCATCTGCGCCGTCACCGCTCGCCGTTCGCTGTTCTTGTTCGGCGGCGGCTTCGGCTTGCCCTTCCCCTTGGCGCTGATCGCCGCACGGCCTGCGGCGGTGATGTCGTACGTGGCGGGGGATACCCGCGTGATCGTTCCCGCTCGCACGTGCCGCAGGATCGACGACGCCATCGAACCCGCCCCTTTCAGCCCGATGCCTTTCGCCAGCGCGTTGACGTGCGTCGGCCCGTGCTTCTGGAGGTACGGCAGCATCTTGGCGACCGCCGATCCCGGTTTCCCCGTGGGCAGCGCCGTGATCACGGTGGCATCGTGTGCGCCGTGAGGGCTGGATCCATTTCGCAGTTCGGGGCGCAGGAACTGCGGGGGGCCGGTGAACAAGTCGGGGAACTCGTGATATTTTTCCAGCAAGTCGGCTTCCTGCGCCTTCAACGTCACGCGTAGCCCGATCTTCGCCAGCTCGTACATCTCGTCGCGTTTCATGGATCAGTCCTTTTCAGAGTCAGAGGGGGGACCGGCTCGCCGGGGTTTGCGCTTCCGTTGGCGGGGCAGCTGGGCGACTCGCCGCGCCCGATTTTTGATCGTGATGTAACTGCGCTCTTCGTTGTGGACCTTCGTCAGGTTGTATCCGTGCTCACCGAGGATCGCCAGCGCCAACGCGTACGCCGTCGTCCCGATGCCCTTGTAGTTGCCGATCTCGCGGATGTGGTCCTTCAGCGAGGCCAGCGACGTGATCCGCATCTCCGCGCAGACGCGATTCAACGTCTGCGCGGCCACGGGGTGCGGACACCCCAGCCGACCGAGATGCCAGCGATCCCAGTGCAGCGTGCCGATGTTGAGGATCATGATGTGTTCGCGCTTCGCGAACGTGACGCCGAGGATGTCCGTCCACCGGTCAGGGACGAACAGCCGACCGATGCGGGGGGCAGCAGGATCGGCCATCGCCTACTTTCTCGCTTTCGATTTGTTCTTGTTGTTGGTGACCGCCTTCGCGACGGTGTCGAGCGCCACGCGCTCGTCGAGGACGTGCCGAGTGTGTTTATGTTTCGATTTCTGCATCCGTCTGTTCTTGCCCTTCCCCCGTGCCGGTGGCATATTCAGACTACCCTCCAGACTGCGCGAGCCGACGAGGACGGGCGGCGGCTTCGCGCTCTTCGGCCGCTCGTTGGATCAGGAACGCTATCGACGCCCTGACGTTAGTCTGCAGTGTGCGGTAGTCCTTGATCATTTCCAGCTCGGCTCCGGTCACGAGGCCGTGGCCGACGACGTCGGAGCCGAACTGCCGGACGGCGTGATTGCTGGTGATGACGCGGAGCACGTGCACGTAGCGGTCGTGTCCCGCCATTTCCAGAATCAGCCACGGCTCGACGCCGCTCGCGCACGAGAGGCGCAGGCATGTCAACACGCCGGGAGGGACGTCGCGGCGATTCGGACTCATGACGCGACTGAGCTGCCCCGGCGTCAGTCCCGCTAATTTCGCAAAGGCAATGCACGAACCGCCGTGGTCATCGACCATCTTGGTGACCAGCCGCGTCAGCGGCGTCTCGATTTTGTGCTGCTTCGTCCGGCGACGTTGGCGAGCCATCGCGGCAGCTTATGGCGAGATCCAGCCTTGTTGCAAGAATTAGTTAATAGAGTGTGCAAAACAGTTGAGGTGCTTGACGGCGGGGAATCCGTTTGCCTACAGTCACGCCTTCGCGTTGCCGTCGCAACAACGGCCACGTTGTCAAAACTGGACCGCTCGGGTTTTTCCTCGTTTGCCGTTCTGGGGTGTTCGTCATGTTGCTGCCGGAACTGATCGCGCTCGACGACTACCGACTGGCGCACAACTGGAGCTGGTTCGATCTCGCGCTCGACATGGAAAAGATCGGCGTGCAGATGTCGCCCAGGACGCTGCACTATTTGTGTCGCCGCGCCCACCGGGACGCGATGATCCGCGACCTCACGCTGAACAAGATCCGGACGTTCCTCAAGCGAAAAAAGATCCGCGTCCCGGCGAAGGCGAAGGCGCAGCGGCCAGCGGTCAAGGTGGCGCTGCACGTGTGATCTGGCTCCGGCGATTCTGGCGGCGGCGATTCCCGGCGCAGGCGATGTGGATGTCGGAACGGTGGCGCGGCGATTTTCTCTACCGATCAGGACGGGGGGACGTATGAATCCAACGACACCCACGACCGACAAGCGCCTTGATGTCGTCGGGACCGAGGGCGGCAAGGCCACGGTGGAGACGACGACCGCGCTGGCCCCCGCCCGACCGGAGGACAAGGACAGAGCCAAGGTACCGGTGCGGATGGGCGTCATGCCGACGAACGTCGAGGAAGGCTGGCGACTCTCGCGGATGCTGGCCGAATCGGAAATGGTCCCGAAGGCGTTCCGCAACAAACCCTCCGACGTCCTCGCGGCGATGCAGCTCGGCGCGGAGGTGGGATTCGGTCCCATGCAATCGCTCGCCAGCATCGCGGTCGTGAACGGCCGCACGAGTATCTGGGGCGACGGCCTGCTGGCGTTGATCGTCGCGTCGTCGCTCTATCAGGACCATGACGAATTTTTCGAAGTCGGCGGCCAGCGCCGGGACGGCCTGACGCTCGACGACATGAAAGCCGACACGACCGCCGCCGTCTGCACGTTCACCCGCCGCAACAAACCGATCCCGGTCACACGGCGCTTCACGGTCGGACAGGCGAAAAAGGCGCTGCTCTGGGGCAAGGAAGGCCCGTGGACGACCTTTCCCGACAGAATGTTGCAGATGAGGGCGCGAGCGTTCGCCGCTCGTGACACGTTCCCCGATCTGCTGCGCGGCATCCACACCGCCGAGGAAGCACGCGATCTGCCGCCGGTCGTCGTCGATCAGCGCGAAGTCCGCCGGATCTCCGAGAGCCGCGCCGACTTCATCGACCGCGAACCGGACACCCGTCACGACGAACCTCCCGCAGCGTAAGGGGACGCGGCTATGTGGACGGACCCCGATCATCCGTGGGAGCGCATCATTGCCGACGAGACGGCGCTCGACCACGCCCGTGCGAAAGCGCGGGGACTCCGGGCGATGGAGATCACCAATCTCGTGCTCTGCGCCCTCGACGGTCACGCGCTCGTGAGCGATCCGGCGCAGGCCCGTGTCGTGATCTGGACCGCCGTCGCGGAATCGCTGTACGGCCTTGCCGCCGTGGACATGCCGAGGATGCCGCGATGACGATCCCGGCACTCGTCCTCGAGGCCAGCCGATTCGATCCGGCGTTGTTCACCTTCGATCCGACCGGCCACGTCTACAAGTACGACGGCCAGCCGATCCGCTCGGTCACGCAGATCCTGAAAAAGGTCGGCCTGATTCCGCCCTTCGAAGATTTCGTCCCGCCGTACGTGCTGGGTCCGGCGCTCGCACGGGGGACAGCGGTCCACCGCGCCATTCACTATTGGAACGAGCGCGATTTGAACCTGCAGGAATTCGACGCGACCTTCCCAGAGTGGGCGGGGTATCTGCGCTCGTGGATCCGGCTGCTCGATTCGGGACGGCTGCAGACGTTGGCCTGCGAGCAGCGCGTGATCTCGCTGGCTCCGCGCTTCGCCGGCACACTGGATTGGATCGGCACGTTCGACAACCACGCCGCCATCCTCGACTATGCAACCGGCGATCCAGAGGACGTCTGCAAACATTTGCAGCTGGCCGCGTACGTGCTGGCCGCTCGGGCTACCGCTCTGGTCAGTGCGGGATCCGGATTGCTCAAAACATTTTTCGAGCGGCACAACCATATTCGCCGTTTCGCAGTAAGGTTGTCCCGGTCGGGTGGTCTGCCGCAGCTGACCGCCTATGATGATCCCCGCGACTTCAGCAAGTTCCTGCTGATCGCGGAGTCCGTCAACGTCGTGGATATCGAGCGCCCGAAATCAATCACGTGGAACTGGAGAGCTGATCACACAACCACCGAGGAGGAGCAGTCATGGCAAAGCGTGCACCCGTAGTCGAACCCGCAACACCCGCCCCGCCGGTCGAATCCAAATCTCCCGCGCAGCTCTGGACGTACTACGATGTCGTCTGGGATTTTCTCACCAGCGTGTGCGGCAGTACTCCCGCCGATCCGGAAATCGTCGAAGCCTGGTTGAAGGCCCGACAGCCTCGCGTGAAACCCGCAGGCGCGTTGTCCATCGAAGAGATCAACGAGGAAGTCCTTGCCAGCATCGAGCGCGGCGAAGGCGAACCCGATCAGTCGTACAGCCTGCTCGTGTTCCAACACGATCCGCAGGGCCACTGTGTGATGCGGTACTCCACGATTCGAGCGCACATCAAGGATTGCGCTCGCGTCCTGTCCGCCCAGTTCATCGGGCGCGTGCAGGGCGAACGCGCCTTTAGTACCAGAGTGATCAACGGCGTGTACCTCGATCCGAAACGGTACTGGATTCCGCTGGAGCGGCCGGACGGCACGATGATCACGAAGCCGGACGGCGCTCGGGACAAAGCGGTGCACGTGCGCGGTCCTCGTGGGGAAACGCTGAACGCGTTGAAACGGATCGAATTCATCGAGCCGCCCTGCCGGATGCGATTCACCCTGCAGGTGCTCGGCCGATCAGTGTCGGAGACGGATCTCGATCACGTGTTCTCGTACGGGAGTGTTCACGGCTATGCCGGCGAGCGCAGCGACGGGGAGGGCCGCTATGAATTCCAGATCACGCGGCGCTGATCGTCGAGGCGGATCGATGCTCCGCGAGAACGCCCCGCAGTTGCGGACGGCGGAAAAATTGATCGAGAAGCACGAGCAGATCGCGGACGCACTGGAGCACGGATCGATCACGCCGAAAACGGCGGAGCAGCTCAATCAATCCCTGAAAGGGATCGTCGGGATCGAGCGGCTCGGCATGTCGTACCTCAAGCTGGCGCTGGCCTTCGGGAAAAAAGCGCCGGTCCCGCGCACGCCGATCCTGCGGTCGATGATCGGTCTGCCGGTGGAACTGTCGCCGCACGATGGCGAACAGGTTCGGGCGCTGTTGCCGGACGGCGGCGACAGCAAGAAATAGCACGGGGCCGCTCGCTGCCGATGCCGGTGGCGAGCGGTCAGCAGCGGGGTGACGTCGAGTAGTGCCGCGCACCGGGGTGGTCAGTCGTCGAGTGGTGTTCGGAGGCGTGGCGATGATCGTCGCGAGGCGCGCTGTCGTCGAGTGGCGTACTCGTTCTGGACCGTAGTGCGGTGGACCGGGGATGGGATGCCGTCGAGGTGCGTGGCGAGCGGTGGTGCCCTGACGTGTTGCGGCGGCGAGTAGTGGCGTGGCGTGGTTCGTGGTGAGGCGTCGTGGTTGCGGCGTCGAGATGCGGAACGAAGCGCGCTGAACAGGCGCGGCGTGGAGTGCTGTCGAGGCGCGTAACGATGGGCGGCGTGCGGTGGTGCCGTGTCGTCGAGTTGCGTGGAGTAGTGGTCCCGTTCTGCCGTCGAGACGCGAACTGCAACGGGGTGACCGGGGGCGTACTGCCGTCGAGTTGTGCAGTGACTCGTTGTGACTGGTCCTGAAGTGTCGTCGAGTTGCGTAGTGTAAGGGCCGGTCGTGTCGTCGAGGCTTGTGGCGTGGCGTAGCGAAGCGAAGTGGTGTCGAGGGCTGCGGGGGCCTGTTGCGCCTTGTGCTGCTAGGGCCTGAGGTGCCGTCGAGAGCTGTGGAGTCGCGTAGGGTTTTGTTCGGGCTTGTCGTGGCGTCGAGCCGCGTTGTGCCGTGGCGTGAGGTGAGGCGGTGCGTTGCGTTTCGTCGCGACGTGATCGGACGTCGAGCAGCGAGCAGGGGTGATGTGAGCGGGGGACGCCGTGCGGGGTGGTGCCGTCGAGTTGTGAGTGGGCGTGTCGTGGGGCGGGGTGATGCGGCGTGTCGTCGAGTTGTGACTCGTCACGAATCGTCGTGCCGTCGTGGTGAGGTGCCGTCGAGTCTCGTGGCGTAGCGTAGTGGCTTTGTCGTGCCGTGCAGGGCCGTCGAGAATCGAATCGATCCGGAGCGAGTCGTATCGGAGTCGAGGTGCGCTCTGTTTCGCGGGGGCGTGTAGCGATCTGCCGCCGAGGGGCGATCAGGGATGCCAAGGGATGCGGGGCCGTGGAGTCGAGTAGTGACGCGATGGCGTGGCGTGGTGAAGCGTCGTCGAGAAGCGAACGGGATGGGTGCGCCGGGGATTGTTTCGATGTGCCGTCGAGCCGTGGAGCGAGTCGCGCTGTTGTCAGCTGGCGTGTTCCGTCGTGACGTCGAGCATCGAGATGACTGGGCGTGTCGTGAAGTCGAGTTGTGTAGGGCGGTGTCGCGAAGTGATGGGATAAGCGGTGGCTCGTTGTGTCGTCGAGAAGTGGCCGGGACTGCGGGGATCTGAAGTCGAGAGGTGGAGCGGCCTTGTGGTGGCGTGGTTTGCCCTGCTGTCGAGATGCGTAGCGGGGCGACGTGGTGCGAGGGGCCTTGTCGTCGAGAAGTGTAGTGACTGGGTGCGAGGTGCCGTGTTGTCGAGTCTCGTCGTGAGGGGAGTTGTCGTGTCGCGGTGCGACCGAGGGACGATCAGCAGCGGTCAGGCGTGATCGGTTTCGTCGTGCAGTCGAGGGGCGATATTCATTGCGCTGAGAAGATTCGGCGTGCGGTGACGTCGAGGGACGAGCAGTTGTGGTGAGGTTCGGTGTGCAGTCGAGTAGCGTCGTGGCGTCGTCTGGCGTGGCGTGCAGTCGAGAGGTGACCGGGGACGTCCGGACCTGACGTCGAGGGGCGGCGTGGTTTGCCCTGTCATGACATGACGCGGTTTGACGTCGAGTAGTGGAGCGTGGCGAATAGGATCGTTCGGCGGTGCGGTGACGTCGAGGCGTGCGGTGAAGGGCAGTGCCGGGATTCGTCGCGTGGTGTCGTGTCGTCGAGGGGCGAGCAGTGTCAGGACGTGACGTCGAGTAGTGATGCGGCGCGATGTGTTCTGCCGTGGCCGTCGAGAATCGAATCGATATGCCGGGACTCGTTGCGGGGTGTCGTGTCGTCGAGAAGCGATGTGACGTGGCGTGAGGCGCGACGGCGTGGCGTCGAGCAGCGTGGAGCAGTGATCTGTCGTGTAGTGAAGTGGACTCTATGGATCTCAGTCCTGAAGTAGCGCGGACGGCCGGAAGCGAGCTGGCGGAAATCTCCATCTCGCTCGTCCGGCAGCTCGACACCGACCTGACGATCCACGACGTCATGCAGCTGGAGCACGCCGTTGAACGCCGCCAGCAGCTCGGCACGCAGATCGCTCGTGTCGAAGCGTTTTTCGAGGAACCGATCAAGGCCGCCCACACCACACATAAGCTGCTCTGCGACCGCCGCCGGGAAATCATCACGCCGTTGCAGGTATTCGATCAGCGGCTCGTCGCCGCGATCAGCGAATTTAAATCAGCGGCCGACCGCGAGCGCGAAGCACGCGAACGCGAGCAGGCCGATCAACAACGCCGCGACGAGCAGGCGCGTGCCGCTGCCGAAGCCGCCGCGCTGGAATCCTCCGGCGAGCCAATCCTGGCCGAGGCCGTGATCGCGGAATCAATTGCGCGGCCGATGCCGGTCGTCGCGTTGCCGGACGTCACGCGGGTCAGCGGTCTGCAGTTCCGGCGGTACTTCCGCTGGCGCGTGGCCGGGGGACCGAACGAGATCAAGCTGACGCCGCCGCTCGTGCTCGCACGGGCGCTCCAGCTGGTGCCGCGAGAATTCCTCTGCCTCGACGAGAAAAAGCTCACGAAGTACGCGGCGGCGATGCAAGGCTCCGCGAAGGTTGCGGGGATCGAATTCTATTTCGTGGATACTCCGGTTCGATGAACAGTTTGCCGGACGGTCCTCCGCTCGTCGTCTCTCTGGGAACCAACGGGATTGCCATGACCCCTTGGGAGGGACGACGACGGCCCGTCCGGCACGCACACACGGTCCCGCCGGTTGCAGTCCGGCAGCGCGATACCAGACGCGGCAGATTGCCGCGAGGACGTGCCGCGTAAACGGGGGCCAGATCCCCACGGGACCGCCAACACGGCGAGAGAGGCGACAGTATGGGACGGCAGGGCAACACCATGACCGGCACGATCAAAACGATCATCGCGGACAAAGGCTTCGGGTTCATCCTCGCGGACGGATCCAACGACGAATTCTTTTTCCACACGAGCGGCTGCATCGGCTTGCGGTTCGACGAGCTGCAGAAAGGCACGCGGGTGCAGTTCGTCGCCGGGACCGGCGCGAAAGGGCCACGAGCGGAAAGCGTGCAGCTGATCTAACGGTTTCGACGGAACGCAACGCGGCACGGACGTGAGTCCGTTCGTGCCGATGGGTTGCAGGTAGAACGACCCACACACGCGAATTGGTCGGCAGGTTTTTGTGGTCCCGACTCTGCGACACGTTTCCCGATAACAAGAAAATCATCGCCGCCGGCGATCAGCTGGGCAAGCATGGCCCTGCGCTGGCGATCACGATGTACGTCGTCGCACTCGTCTGGAGCAATCGTCAGCTCACAGATGGATTCCTGCCGCTGGCCGTTGTCAAGCAATTTCATCAAGTCGAGGATCCGCAGCGAGTCGCGAAGGCGCTCGTGGCGGCGAAGCTCTGGGACGCGGCCGAGGGCGGCTACCAGATCCATGACTTCGCGGATTGGAATTTCACCGCCGCGCAAGTGCAGGCGAAACGGCTCGAGGATCGCGAGCGCAAAAAGAAAAACGGCCACGTCGGCGGCAAGGTGAGCGGGAGGATTCGACATGGCGTCCGTTAGGATTCCGGTCGGAGTCCGTTCGGAATCCGCGTGGACTCCGCAGCTTTTCCGGTCGGCTTCCGAAGCACCCGTCCCGTCCCGTCCCGTGTACGTACAACTAGCTAGTTGGTACAACCAGCTGCTTTCGTACCGTACGGAGCTGGTACAAAGAATTAGAGCCTCGCTGCGCGAGTATTTTCGATGAACGCGCAGACGACGGAAACAAATGCGGCGCGACTCGCGGTGCTCGTCCGCGAACTGCTGGCCCGTGAAACGTTCGACACGCTGGCCGATCTGACGGACGCGCTCAAGCACCGATGTGTACGTCTGCGGTTGCCGTGCGGTCCCGACGACGTGACCGCCGCGTACCGGCTCGTCGGCAGCAATCGCGCCCTCGTCCAGGACGCGCCGAAATTTGAAATCGAATCGCGACACGACGACGTGCGACCGCTCACCCGCGACGAGGCACGAGCGATCCTGCACCGGCTCCGCGTGACGCCGAGGTAACCGATGGACGACGACTACGACGCCGTGATCACCCGCCGCAGCGACGAGTATCGCCGTCTGGCGATGACGGTCGCGCCGATGCTGCTCGTCGCGCAGTATCCGGCGGCGGCACTCTTCGAAATGCTGATGGACGCCTACCGCGACGGCGCACACGACATGCACGCGCAGGTTAAGACCGTGTTGGAGACGCCGATCCCCGGAGTCGAACCCTGATGGAACCGCTCACGCGCCTGAATCTGGATTTCATCCGGTGCATGGCCCTGAACTGCTCGACGCCGCACCCGCACCCGTTGCTGCTGCACGCGGTCTGTCACCCGCGTGCGCGGTTGGAGGTGGATTACTTCGCCGGGGTGCTGACGTTCCGGTGCGCTCGGTGTCAGGACATGGTCGCGCAGATCGCCGTGGCCGAAGGGCGGCGGCCGTCGTGATCGTCGAGCTGATCCTCGTGGCCGTCGTCGTGGTCGTGGCCGCGCTCGTGATTGCGGAATGGCGGCGGGGATGATTCGCTTCACCGTCTACGGGATCGCGAGCGGCATGGGGTCCAAACGGGCCTTTGTGCCGAAGGGCTGGAAGCGCCCGATCATCACCGACAGCAATCGCAATCTCAAAAGCTGGCAGAGCCTCGTGGCCGACGCCGCCTCGCAGGCGATTGCGAATCGGCCCGACTGGCAGATCCTTGAGGGCGGCGTGCGGCTGTCGCTGGAATTCTTTTTGCCGCGCCCGAAGTCGCTCGCGAAAAAGATCACCGCGCATCTCAAAGCGCCGGACACGTCCAAGCTCGTGCGGAGCACCGAGGACGCCATGTCGGGGATCGTCTACCGCGACGACTCGCAAGTGATCGAGCTGCTCGCGACGAAAGCCTACACCGGCACAAACGATCCGCCGCACGTCCACGTGCGCGTCGAGCCGACGTCCGGCATCGAGCGCGTGTCCGTCCCCGCCGCTCCGCTGCCGCTCTTCGGAGGGCCGTCGTGACGCCGTACTACGAGCACGCCGGGATCACGATCTACCACGCCGACTGCCGCGATCTGATCGAGGACTGGGAAGGGCTGCGGACGAAAACGTTCGATCTGCTGCTCACCGATCCGCCGTACGGGATCGACACGTGGTCCGCGAACACGACCGGCGGATTTATGAGCGTCCAGGCCGCTCGTGAAATTCGCGAATGGGATCGCTGCCCTGAGGCGGCGTTGCTGCGCCGGTTGATTGCGATCTCTCGCGTGTCGGTGATCTGGGGCGGCAACTATCTGGCGGACATACTCGGCCGCTCACGAGCGCCGTTGATCTGGGACAAGGCGCACCGGGGGATGCATTTCGCAGACGGCGAAATGGCGTGGACGAATTTCGACTGGGGAACGATGCGGATCTTTTCGCTGCGCCTCGTGGACGGCGACACGAAGGGAACCGGCATCCGGCTGCACCCGACACAAAAACCCGAAGAGCTGATGATTTGGTCGATTCGGCAAGCGAAGAATCCGCAGCTCGTGCTCGATCCGTTCATGGGATCCGGCACGACGCTGGTCGCGTGTAAACGCCTGCGCCGGCGCTGCGTCGGAATCGAGATTCAGGAACGCTACTGCGAAATCGCCGCGCAACGCCTCGCGCAGGAAGTGCTGCCGCTCGAGCTGGAGGCGACGTCGTGATCCCGTATCTCATCGCGCACGTGATCACGCTGACGCCGTCCGAACTGTTGATCGCTGGCACGGTCGGCGTGTCGCGGTATGTCGAGAATCTCCGCACGCACCGACACCCCGGCCGCGCCGACACCGGCCGCAACACCGTGACCGGTCATCTGCTGCACACGCACATCGACGGCGCGTGCGGCGAAGCGGCCTTCGCGAAGGCGATGGGCGTCTACTGGAATGGCGACGTCGGGGACATGTACGCGCCAGACGTCAACGGCTGGCAAGTCCGCACGACGACGCGCCTCGACGGCAAGTTGATCATCCGGCACACCGACGCCGACGAGGCGCGACACGTGCTCGTGCGCGGCCGTTGTCCGGCGTTCCAGATCGTCGGCTGGATCGAAGGCCGGATCGCGAAGTCACCCGAATGGCTGGAGAGTCCCGCCGGACGACCGGCGGCGTGGTTCGTGCCGGACACCGCGCTGCACCCGTTCGCGCTCTACCGGGATTCCGAGCCGCCGCCGCCGTTGTTCGATGACTGTCCGTACTAGGGGAGGGCTGACATGTTTGCACCTGACACGCCGATGACGCTCACCGATGTGACCTTCACGACCGAAGTCGAGGACGAAGAGACGCGGCGGATCGTCGTCTGCACGTTCGCGATTGCGCCGTTCACCTCGTCGCACGCCGACGAGCTGAACATCCGATCCGTGCTCTTCGACATTGCCACCGGTTCGCTCAAGCCTGCCGTCGCGGCGGTCACCGCGTTGATCAGCCCGGAGGATCAGCGGCTCACGTTCGCCATGACGCCCGACCAAGGGGATCGCCGGATCGTGTTGCCCAACGTCCGCATCGAGCCGAAGCTGAAGGCCAAGATCAAACACGACCGCGAGCCTGCCGTGTGCGAGGCGCTGATCAAAATCAGCTTCAGTTACCCGACCGCCGATCAACTGCTCTACATCGCCAACGGTGTCAACGATACGCATTACCTCACGTTCGAACCCGAACAGCTCGATCTGCTCACGGCCGAGGACGACAACGAATCGATTCGCAAGGGGCGCTCCCATGCCGCAGCCACGACGCACTGACGACCTCGACCAACGCAACGCGGACCACGCGACCGAGATCTACCTGCTGATCGGCGCACCCGAAGCCGTCGCCCTCACGTGCGGCTTCGTGCCGCTCACCGTGCGCGAGCAGGCGCGAGCGGCCATCGACTGGGAACACTGGGCGAGCCGTCGTCCTCGACGACGGAACGGCGGCCGACGATGAAACGCCTGCCGCTCTACTTCTGGCTGTTCGCGTATTGCCCGGAGCCACTGCTGCCGCTGCTGAAGTGTTTCCCCCGGCGCTGGCGTGCGCGGCAGATCCAACAGTTCCTGACGGGTGGCAAACGATGACGATCACCGAAGCGGCCAATCGTGCGCGTGAAATCTGGGGCGCTGGCCGATTCTTTTCGGTGCAGCTGCGGCAGGACGGGGGCGCGGACGTCACACTGCTGCGGACGTTCCTCGCCAGCGACGTACGCGGTCGCACGTTCACGGCGCATCGTCTGAGCGCCAGCGGTCGGCCGATCTGTCACGTCGATTGCGAATCGCTCGTCGTCCAGGACGCGACGAAATCGTGAGCGCGTACTACAACGAAAACGATCCCCACATGGCCGCGTGGATCCGTCAGTTGATCACACAGGGAGCGTTGCCGGATGGCGAAGTCGATACCCGATCAGTTGTCGATGTTCAACCCGACGACGTCCGAGGATTCGATCACTGTCACTGGTTCGCCGGCATCGGCGGATGGGCGCACGCGCTTACCCTTGCTCGATGGCCTGCCGCTCGACGCTGCTGGACCGGCAGCTGCCCCTGTCAACCGTTCAGCGTGGCGGGACGAGGCGCGGGTACCGACGATCCCCGCCACGTTTGGCCTGCGTGGTTTTCGCTCATCCGCGAGTGCCGACCTCCAGTCGTGTTTGGTGAACAGGTTGCGAGCGGTGACGGATTGTACTGGCTCGATCTTGTTCTCGCTGACATGGAAGGTGCTGAGTACGCCATCGGGCGCGTCGTGCTCCCTGCTGCGTGCGTCGGCGCTCCGCACGGGCGACACCGCCTCTACTTCGTGGCCGACGACCACCGGCCGCGACGGGACGAGCAGTCGGCGGCACGGCTACATGGACAAGGGCCATCCGGGGACGACACTCCACGACGCGGCACTGCTGGCGAGCTGGCCGACATGTCAGACGAGGGACGGGAATCGAGGCGGACAAGCGAAGCGCACGACGACCGGCCGCAGCAATCTCGACGACCACGCGATGCTGGCGGGAGCGTGGCCGACGCCGATAGTCCCGAACGGCGGACGCTCGTCGAACCCGGAGACGATGACCGCCACGGGACAGACGACCGATGGACGGAAGCACACCGTGACGCTCGAGCACGTGGCGAAGTTCGCGACATGGGCGACACCAACACCCCGCGATCACAAGGACGGCGACTGCACGACACAACTGGAACAGGGGACGATCCCGATCAACGCGCTACTCGGTCGGCAGGCGTTGCTGACTTCTGGAACGAGGCCGAGTGGATCCCCTGCCTCGACGGGCGGTCGCGGCCAATTGAACCCGGAACATTCCCGCTGGCTCATGGGGTACCCGCCCGTGTGGTCAAGTTGCGCGGCTACGGCAACGCAGTTGTTGCGCCACTCGCGGCGATCTTCGTGAGCGCGTACATGGAGCTGGAACGGTGGTGATCCCGTGTCACACGCCCCGCTGCGCCCTTGTCCACACCCCCACTGCGGACGCCTTGTCCGAGGTGGTGGCCCGTGCTCGTCGCACCAACGAGCGACACGCACGCAACGCGGCTACAGCAAGGCGTGGATCACCTACAGCCACGCCTTCCTGCGTGAGCACCCGTGGTGCGGGGACCGTGCGTACGGTGCACCGCTCACGACCGACAGCCGCTGCCGTGCACTCGGCCTGCGAACCCCCGCCACGCAGACCGATCACATCGTCCCCCACCGGGGAGACGTGGCCCTGCTCTGGGACGCAACGAATCACCAAGCGTTGTGCAGCTCGTGTCACTCCCGAAAAACAGCGACGTTCGATGCGCGATTCAATCGGTGAACACCAAACAACGCACGAGCGATCACATGGGGGTAGGGGGCATCAAAAGGCTAGCTAAGTGTTCTGTGGGGAAC